AGCCGGTTGAAGTAGTATTGACCGAACGCACCGGTGAAAATATGGATGAATTTAGGCAACGTATTGTATCTCAAATTGAACCACACTGGTCTGGTCCTATAGTATGGCGTAAAAAAATAGGAGCCAAACATGCTCGCTTTCAATCTTTTCAAGAGCAATTAATTCAAGCTCATGCTGTGGTAGGAGAAAGAACTATGGCCTGTGTTGAAAGTTGTTTGTTGGGTGTGCCCGCTTATACCACGGATGTCAGCATGACTACCCTGCTTATGGGCAGCATTGAAAATTTAGCTCAAATTCAAAGACCTGACAGATCCCAATGGTGGGAACATATCTGTTGGAGTCAGTTCAATCGGTCTGAATTTGACACTGCTTTACCAGCAGACCTGGTAGAACAATATCAGATAAATTAACACATGTACAAAGAACTTTTACCAAAATACGACCAAGTTCAACAATTTGTCGAGCATTACCGCCCACAATCAGTTTTTGATTATGGATGTGCTCGAGGCAACCTAATTACTCGTCTTAAACAAGATTACAGTTTTATTAAAACTTTGTCAGGGTATGATCCTGGTAATCCTGACTATTGTAACGCACCTACCAAAGTTTACGAATCCTTGGTCAGTTGTGATGTGATTGAGCATTTTGAACCAGATCAACTTGATCAAACTCTGAAGTTTATGCAAACTTTGTTTTCAAGATCTGCTTATCTTTTGATTGCGTGTTATCCAGCAAAAAAGTTCCTAGCCGATGGTAGAAATGCACACTTAATTATTGAAACACCAGACTGGTGGTTTGATCGGGTTACAAAACAGTTTGATCAATGCCGAGTAGTAAAAAGACAAGATTATATGTTCCCAAGTAAACGTGGCCCACAGCCAGAAATACGCCTTACCTTGGAAAAGCTCTGACCCATTCTGTTGTTCTATAAATACCGCTATGAAGAAAATTGTTTTAGTTACAGGCGGGTTTGATCCTTTGCACTCAGGCCATATTGCTTATTTTCAAGAAGCACGTAAACTAGGAGACATATTGGTAGTGGGAGTCAACAGTGATGCATGGCTCACACGCAAAAAAGGTGCACCTTTTATGCCATTGTTGGAACGTACCAACATTGTGCGTAACTTGAAAATGGTCGACTATGTGATTGATTTCCCTGATGCCGACGGCAGTGCTCGCGGAGCTATTCGCATGGTTCGTCAAAGCTATCCAACTGATGAAATTATCTTTGCCAATGGTGGAGATAGAACCAACCAAAACATTCCAGAAATGGATGTGGCCGACGATAACATTCGTTTTGTATTCGGTATTGGCGGATTTAACAAAGCCAATTCTAGTTCGTGGATTTTGCAAGAATGGAAAGCACCCAAAACTGAACGCCAGTGGGGATACTATCGTGTGTTACATGAAGTGCCAGGTATGAAAGTCAAAGAACTCACTGTGAATCCTGGATCAAGTTTGAGCGTACAGCGACACTGGAAACGTGCTGAATATTGGATTGTAAGCGAAGGTCAGTGTGTGGTTAATACCCAGCTGGATGGCGGATATCGTTTGCCATCTAAAACTTTAATCAAACATCAAGAACACAAGATACAAGTAGCTGAATGGCATCAGTTGACCAACCCGTTTGATGTACCTTGTAGAATTGTAGAAGTGCAGTACGGCGATCAATGCATTGAAGAAGATATTGAAAGACTATGACACCTATTCCAATTTTTATAGGCTATGATCCACGCGAAGCTATTGCTTATCATACCTGCGTAAACAGCATTATTAGACATGCTAGTCGTCCTGTAGCAATCATGCCCATTGCACTGAATTTGTTTCAGGACTACAAAGAAACTCATACCGATGGCTCAAATCATTTTATCTACACCAGATTCTTAGTGCCACATTTGATGAGTTATACTGGTTGGGCTATATTCATTGATGGCGACATGATCCTAAGAGATGACATTGTAAAACTGTGGGAACTACGACAAGGTGGCATGGATGTCATGGTAGTCAAGCATGACTACAAAACAAAAATGACAGAAAAATATCTTGGTGCAAAAAACGAAGATTACCCAAGAAAAAATTGGAGCAGTGTAATACTGTGGAACTGTGGCAATCATCCCAATAGAAAACTTACTCCAGAGTTTGTGCAAAAGGCCACTGGTGCAGAATTACATAGATTTACTTGGCTCGACGATGATCGCATAGGCGAACTTCCGCCAGAATGGAACTGGTTGCCCGATGAATACGGGCCAAACCCCGACGCCAAGCTATTGCATTACACGCTAGGCACACCTTGCTTTCATGAATTTGCAGACACACCGCAAGGTGACGAATGGCACAGAGAACGCATGTTTACCGAATACTGTCAACAAAGAATTTGATGCAAAAAATAGAACCCACTACTCTGTTGTGCATTGATCGCAAGATCACTGAAAGTCCAGTTAAAGACCGCCAGGCAGCATTTGTCAACAGATTTAGAGATGGTGCCAACGGAGTATGTGTGAGCTATCAAGAAGCCCTGACTTATCCAATAACCAATCCATGGTGCATCCGAGGAATGAAATTTACATCAGCGGTACAACAATGCTGGGCCGACGGGAGAACTTTTTACTACATTGACAACGGTTATTTTGGAAATTTACGTACCAAAACGTACTTTAGAATAATCAAAAATCACGTGCATGACATTAGAGATGTTGTTGATCGCCCCGGCGATCGTTTGGCACAATGCGAACTACAACTGAAAAAACTTACACCTGGAAGAAAAATATTGCTGGCACCTCCCAGTCTTAAAAGTTTGACCATGTGGAACATGACCCCAGAACAATGGATTGAAGATACTGTGACTGAAATTAAAAAACACAGTGATCGACCCATTGAAATAAGATTCAAAAGACCACGTGGAGATCGTCTCAAAGAAAATACCATGGAAGAAGCACTGGCAGACGACGTACATTGTTTGATCACTTACAATTCTGTATCTGCTGTCGAAGCTGTTATGTTAGGCAAACCAGCATTTGTACTGGGACCAAATGCAGCTCGTGCAGTGTCTAACACTGATTTAAGCATGTTGGAAAATCCTAAATTTCCAACCGCGGATGAAAGAGATGCCTGGCTAAGGCACTTGAGTTATAGCCAATTTACGTTTGCTGAAATGAGCAGTGGCTATGCCTGGAAAATTCTAAATCAACGGTAAAAATCGTTGATAGATTAATCCAGCACTGCTTTCTGCATCAGTCCAGTGTGCAGAACTCAAATCATTTAACCACTGTGTTCGATCTGGCATAACAGGTGTTTCAATCTGAGTAAGATCTTGATTGGCCACAGACCACGCCACACAATCATCATCAGTGGCAAACACAGGAACTCCATCCAACGCTGCTGCAACACTGCTTGAACTATTACAAAACACAGCAGCCCAAGCATTGTGTAGATCTTGTTGTAAACTGTGACCCGGAGTACTTTGAATAACACTGGGCAAACGAGTTAGAGCAGACAAATCCATATGATGCTTAGGATGTGAACGAATCACAATGGGTCTATCTGTAACAGCTCGCAGTTGTTGAACAGTTTGAATAGTCCATTGAGCCATATCGGTGCCCTTCATTGACCAGCCGCCATCTCGTTGCAAACAAACCAATACGTGATTACCATTGGCTCGCCAAGGTTTAAGTGTGAGTCCAAGCTGTCTTTGAATCTGTTGCCACTTACTACTGTCACTGTTGGCATTGGCATAGTCGTTGGTATTGTAAAATACTCCATCTAAACTGTAGCGTAAAAAATAACTGTCAGGATCTGCAAATTTAAAACAACTGGAATCAATGGGCATGACATGATGCCTGGTTTGTTTCTGACGTTCTATAACATCGTGTCGCAACTGTATATGAGTGCCGCGTATTTTGGTGCCTACCCATCCCAAGATCACAGCTAACCGACAATCCACTACTTGAGGTTGTGTTTGTACCAGGACTCTGGCACCCACTGACTGTGCTCCAGCAGCAAATGCCTGCAATACTTCAACTTTGCGATTACGATCAGCAATCCTGGGCAAACTAGAAAGATAAACTACAACATCATACATGATATTTTTTTATTATTTCCAGTGCTGTACCGTTGAACATTTCTTTTTTGGTAAACTGACTGTAACTGACAGCACACAGCCAATCACCAATGGGCCCACGATATAAATCATTGATGTCTTCTATGCTGGTGCGAGCCACTGGTATAGATATGTGCTGATTCAAGGTAATGATAGGTATACCAGCCCACACAGCTTCAATGGCTGCACAACTAGCATCTGTGATCACACAGTAGTAGTTGCTATTTTTTAAATGTTCGTATAGGTTATCTCTGTTTTTGCGATCAAGATTTTTGGCTCTGTACACTACTTTGCGATCAGTTAGCTTTTGTAATCTTGCATTGAGACGATCAATCCATTGTTCTAATGTTGTACCAAAGCACTGATGATGATGTTCGCTGTTTTCGATAACTAGTATTTCATCTCCGTTGTGTCTCCAAGGTGCAGGTAAGCTGGGTAACAAATGCAATCTGTCTGCTGGAAAATATTTTTTAGTTGCGTCATGATGCAGGTGATTGGTAACCAATCGATGCCACGGTTTGTTGTCTGTTAAAAAATTAGTATAACCAGAATCTACAAACCAAAAAGGCAATTGATTAGACATACGATGATGCAACAGTGATTCGTTATTGAGCACATTTCTAAACACCACGGTTTGGTCATCTGGAACAGTGCTACCAGAAATAGTCCAAACTGGACTGTCGGTCAGTTGTTGCCCAACTGTCTTAACAAAGTTTTGAGCAGAACTGTCAAGATAGGTTTGTAACAAATATCGATGATCAATATCTAAACTGTCAAATTTTTCTACTAACCAGTTGATCAGTGGACGATACTTGTTTTTGTATTCTTTGGTCACAGTGTCTCTGTGACTCTGTAGATCTTTTTTAAGCAGTTCGTTGACTTTGTTGAAATCAATTTCCAACAACTTGGATTTATGGTAACGCAGTTTGATTTTGTCTATGTATTCTGTAGTGTGTTGCCAAGTGGGTTTTATTTTTTTTAGATGCTTGGCCAAGATTAGTTTGGCCAAGCCGGTTACTGCTTCATCACGATTCAACAGTAGATACATACTACCATCCCATTATTAAATCGTTGTTGACCTTGCGTAACACCTGTGCTCCCCAGGATTTCAGCAGTTCTACAGTTTCTCCATTGTCAACAATGCCAGTGTCTTTGTGAAACTTTTGTTCTACAACAATTATAGGACGATGTTGCTGAATATACTTTTCACCGCCTTTGACAATGTTAAATTCGTAGCCTTCGCAGTCTAACTTGATATAGTCAGCAGCTGGAAGATTCATATCATCCAAACGATTCATTTTAATAGAACCACGTCCTATACTGTTCGGGTCCACGTGAGTATGTCCGGTATTTTCTGGAGTAATTATCATGTCAATGATGCTGTTCTCGGCACCCAACGCACATTCGTGAATTTTTAAATTGGTAGCTGGAACATTTTTAACCAAGCAAGCTCTAAAGTCGGCTACTGGTTCAATGGCATGTACTCGTTGAAAAAACTGACAAAGATCTCGAGTCCAAAGGCCCACATTGGCACCTATGTCCAAGGCCACGTCACGTTTTTTACAATATTCAATGCTGGCTCTACGTACCGGCTCTTGATAAACCGGCTGTCCACCTTTGCTGATATTTTTGGTCAGCATTTCGGCAAAGTGTGTGTCCTGATCTGGAAACCACCAACGATGTGATTGATACATTAACTTTTTCCTTTAGTAGTATTTAAAACTTTTTGCCAGTACGGGTGATCATGATGCATTACAACTTCTTTAGATCTACTGTGCCCTTGTTCTTTGCGATTGCCTTTGACATGATCCATATATCGACCCAGTTCTGAATTGATAAACGGATGACCGGCAAGTCCTTTGTCGTTCCAGCTGGGATTCAAATTAAAAAACTTGTTGTCAAGTTGAAATTGTTTGCGAACAACGTCCCATATGTAACTGTCGTGCCACTCACGTTCTTTGAAAATATCGTCGGTGTTGTACATACCCACAAACTTTCTAATAAAGTTTCTGGTTTCTGGATGATCTAAATTGTATGCTACCCATCCGCACTCACTGTGATATTTTTCACCACGACCCAAGTAGCTGATCATGGAATCTGCAGGACACACAGTGGATAGCCATTCCATTGGAACTGAACTATGGGTATGTGTGTCGCCATCTAGCCAAATTAGCCAGCCGTTGCTGAGTTCTTTTTCACACAAAGAAATGCTGTAGACTTTATAGGCAAATCTCACTGCATCCCATCGAAACGCTTTTCTAGGATTGAACACTTCTGGAGGTCCATCTTGACCGTGTGCTTTGGGATTGTTTTGATGACGATTGATAAATGTATTGAGTTCGTAACTGAGCTTGAGCAGATCATGTATCTTTGTATTGGGTCTGTTGCTGACCGGCTGACAATTTTCTGCACACACAATCAAATCAACTTCTTTGGGCCATAGTTGCTCAAACGTGTCAATCATGCGTTGGCCGTATTGTTTTAAACCGTCTTGGTGAAACGAGGTAATTACAGTATATTTCATGTTGGATATTTAGTGATCAAATCAGTGGCCTACTTTCCTTTGCAGTGTGCTCAAAACAGCGGTCCTGTTATGAACGCTGTGCTTGATTCATTGCGGCGGTCCAACATACGCATGGAAGAAAACAGTTGGAATTCAGATGCTGTAATAATTTGGTCAGTACTCTGGGCTGGCCGTATGACCAACAATCAAGAAGTATGGAAGCACTATAGATCTGCTGGCAAGCCTGTGATTGTGATTGACGTTGGTTCTCTATATCGTGGAGAAACCTGGAAAATTGCTATCAATAACATCACTGCCACTGGCTACTATGGACACACTGAAAATCTGGATTGGGATCGTCCTAAAAAGCTGGGTATCAGTTTGGCCATTAATTTGAGTCGTAATCCAACTATTGTAATAGCGGCTCAACACAAAAGCAGTCTACAAGTAGCAGATATGGGCAACATGGAAGATTGGATTATTGATCAAATCTCTCAAATAAGAACAGTAACTGACAGGCCAATTGTGGTTAGACCTCACCCTAGATGTCAGTTAAACATGCCCAGTCTTGATGCCATTGTAACCATGGACAAGCCACGCAAGATTGAAAACAGCTATGACAGTTACAATCTTGCTTTTGATTGTCATGCTGTTGTGAACTATAATTCTGGTCCAGGAATACAGGCAGCATTGGCTGGCACTAGGCCCATAGTTAACAGTTCTAGTCTGGCATATCCAGTTGGTATAAGTATCAATGACATTGATCGTCCCTATGCTGTGGACAGAGATCAATGGTTGGTAGAAATATGTCACACAGAATACACTGTCAAAGAAATAGAACAAGGACAATGGTTAACCCGATTACACCCACACCTGAATATATAGATTGTGCCTGCGTTATTCACGGCAATGCTTACTCGTGGACCTATGTAGAACGACTGCACAACATGTTACAACGACATCTTTCACCCCAGGTACGTTTGCATGTGTACACAGAAGCCAGTAGAGAGGTACCAGAGCCCATGATCAAACATGAGTTGATAGATTGGTCTATTGCTCATCCACGTCGTGGATGGTGGTACAAAATGCAACTGTTCAATCCCGAACATCACGCTGGTCCTTTGTTGTATTTTGATTTAGATACAGTGATTGTTCAAAACATAGACTGGATTTGGCAACAACACTCTACTGCATATTTTTGGGCAGTGAGAGATTTCAAGTATCTCTGGAGACCAAATCACAACGGATTGAATTCCAGCATCATGTGGTGGAATACTGCTCACCATAAAAATATTTGGGATTTATTTGTTCAGCAAGATCTATCGCAGATGATGAAAAAGTATCCCGGCGATCAAGACTATATTACCGACATGATTCCGCAAAACCAACGCAAGTTTTTTGATCAACGTCGCATACAGAGTTGGCGTTGGCAGTGTTTGGATGGCGGCTATGATTTTCGACGTCGTCGGCATTTAACTCCTGGTGTTGGTACATGTATCACACACGACACCAGCATAATGATATTTCACGGTGCACCCAAACCGGCTCAAATCACTGATCAAGCCATACTAGAACATTGGAAATAACCCTAAAGTTTGTAGGGTTATTAATGGTTGACCATTAATTCCCTTTTTTGCTATAATATTACTATAAAATTAAACAAATAGGAGTTATAAATGAGCTTAGAAAAAGAAACAATTGATGTGTTAATGGTCGTGGCAATTTTTGCATATGGTATTTTCTTAGGATATTGTGCAGGTCGTGCTAAAGGCTACGACGAAGGTAGCAAAATGGTGTTAGAAATCTACCGAAAATAAGCGGTTGACCAAAAATCCAAAATAACTTATAATAGCAGTATTGTTAATAAAAAGGAGCTAACCTTGAGTACAGTAATTATTAAAAACGGAACATACCGTAATAACCCAGTTCGTGACGTGCAATTTGCACTGGTTAAAGGATTTCAAACAGGTGCCAAAGGAGGCTATGTGACTGTAAATGCAGATGGCTATTTTGGTCCAGATTTACCAGAAGTAGTTCGTATCAATGTAGATTCAATTGAAGATCTGGAATTTGCTCCAGGTTCTGAGGTACAAGTAGCTCAGCCAGTGGTTGCCAAAGCAACGGCACCAGTAGAAACAGACGAAGAAGTAATGACTCGTATCGGCGAACGCTTTGACATTTTGGATCAAATGACCAAGGCCACCATTGCCGGCGATGTGCGAGCAATGATTGTGGTTGGCCCTCCTGGCGTGGGCAAGAGTTACGGTGTTGAGAAACAACTAGAGCATTCGGGCTTGTTTGACAAGTTGAGCGGTCGCAAGATCAAGTACGAAGTAATCAAAGGTGCCATGACTCCAATTGGTTTATATTGCACACTTTACAAACATTCAGACAAAAACAACGTTCTAGTGTTCGACGACTGTGACTCTGTTTTCCAAGATGACTTGAGCTTGAACATTCTAAAGGCTGCATTGGATTCTGGTAAGAAGCGTAGAATTTACTGGAACTCAGACTCAGCTATGTTGCGTCGTGAAGGTGTGCCAGACATGTTTGACTTCAAAGGTGCCTGTATCTTTATTACTAACTTACAGTTCCAAAATCTCAAGAGCAAGAAACTGCAAGATCACTTGGAAGCCTTACAAAGTCGCTGTCACTTCTTGGACCTAACACTCAACACCATGCGTGATCGTTTCTTGCGTATCAAGCAGATTTACCGTAAAGGCGAGCTGTTCGCAGACTACGACTTTACCCAAGAACAAGGTGATCAAGTCATTGAGTTTATGGAACAGAATCAGACTCGATTGCGTGAGATGAGTTTGCGTATGGCACTTAAGATTGCAGACCTGACCAAAGTGTCTCAAGACAACTGGAAGGCCTTGGCAGCAACTACTTGTATGAAGAACAGCTAATATGGCCTGGGCAGTGGTGGTTATCTTGATATTTTTGGGACAACCACTGCTTGCTGTAATTTTATCTGCATTTATTTTGTTATCGGATTAAAATGAACATCAGTATAGACTTCGACGATACATATACACGTGATCCAGAAATGTGGAATTTGTTTATAGAATTGGCCAAACATCGTGGACATACAGTGTACTGTGTCACAGCAAGATGCAACGACTATGAACAAGAGCGTGATGAAGTTTTAGACACCATTGGTAAATTAATTGGCAAGGATCGTTGTATTTTTACTTGCGGTCGTGCCAAGCGTCCAGAAACTCAGAAGCACAACGTTTTGATTGATGTTTGGGTTGACGATATGCCCGATGCTATAACAGAGAACAATCGGTTATTTGCCAATCT